GCGGTTAATCTTATGTACGCCCTCTAGCCTTTTTAGTTAGCCAAGCTAATAATCCCATGATTTGTATCGTCCTAGGATTATACAGAGAGTTTGAAGACTAGATGTCTTAACCGCAGAAACACAGGAGGTTAATCATGGCATACTCAACTAATATTACAAAAGAAAATACAGCAAGACGAAACAAGCATCAGGAACTTGTTGTAGAAAGGCGTAACGGTGAACTAATCGGTCCAGACCTTTCATGGACTATCGATTGGCATCCAAAGACTAGAGAATGGTGGGACTCTTGGAGAGCATCAGATCAGGCAATCATGTTCGAACAAACGGACTGGGAAGAGCTTGAGAGTGCTGCTCTAATTCACCATAAGATTTGGAACACCGAACACAAGATTTCAGTTGCTCAGTTATCTGCTGGTCTTGCGGAACTTAGACAAAGAGTTGCTAAGTTTGGCGCTACTTATGAAGACCGACTAAAGCTTAGAATGAAGTTTGCTGATGCATCGGTTAAGGAAGACAAGATGAAAGACTCTGTACGCAAGAAGGACTATCGTGCAGCTCTAGGGGCAGATGATGCTTCCTAACAGTTTACCTAAGCATACTCTAGGATGGGATTTACTTGATTGGGCATCTGAGATGCTTGTCAATCCTGACGGAGAATTCAAGGGAGATCCCTGGTACTTCACCAAGGAACAGGCACGATTCATTCTATGGTTTTATGCCGTAGACGAGAATGGTAGATTCTTATACCGAAGAGCCCTACTTGCAAGACCAAAGGGTTGGGGAAAGTCTCCGCTACTAGCTTCTATCTCTGTGATGGAACTTCTAGCACCTGTTCAGTTCGATGGTTGGGACTATGAAGGCAACCCAGTTGGTAGACCTAGTTATTCACCACTAATCCAGTTAGCAGCAGTCTCCGAAGCTCAGACTGATAACACCATGAGCCTAGTTATTGAAATGCTATCAGATGGACCAGCATATGATTACTATAATCTGGATATCGGTAAGAGCCGTATTCTTGTTCCTGGCGGTAAACTTGAGCCTGTTACTGCTCAAGCCAAGTCTCGTGAAGGTCAGAGACCTACTTTTGCCGTTCTTGACGAAACTCATTTATGGACACCGTCTAATGGAGGCGACAAGCTTGCAGCTACAATTCGACGAAACCTTGGTAAGATTAACGGACGATCTGTCGAAACGACTAACGCTTACTTACCCGGTGAAGAATCAGTAGCAGAGGACTCGCACGCTTATTGGGAAGCTATTGGCAGAGGCGAGGTAATCAATCCTGGTCTTATGTATGACTTCAGATCTTCTCCACCAGACACTCCATATGAGCGAGGACCGGAGCGACGTAAGGGTCTTATTTATGCCTATGGAGATGCCGCTAAGGAAAATGGTGGATGGGTAGACCTAGATCGTATTGAGCAGGAAATGGATGACCCGGCAACAAAGGAAGCTGATGGACGTAGATTCTATTTCAACCAGATTACCCAGGGTTCTATGCAGTGGATCGATCCAGTCAAATGGAACGCCTGTTATGACAACCACCTTAGACCACTTAGCAGAGATGATGCTATTACCATTGGCTTTGACGGTGGATTACGCGATGACAGTACAGCACTCATTGCCTGCCGAATTGAAGATGGTGCTCTCTTTGTTATCCATGTATGGGAAAAACCAGACGGTGCTAAAAACTGGGAAGTTGATTTCGTTAGCGTAGACCTATTCGTTAGGGAAATGCTTGAAAACTATAATGTAGTACGCATGAACTGTGACCCTGCTTATTGGCAGGATATCGTGGGACGTTGGGCTATTGACTTTGAGGGTATTGTCTGGGAATGGTGGACAAACCGAAAGAAGGCTATGGCCGAAAGTAATGAACGATTCTCTACCGCAGTAGCGACGGGAGCGCTAAAGCACAAGAATGAAGAAGTTCTTACCAGACACGTTCTAAATGCTCATGTTGAAGAAACTCCGTGGGGTGACTTACTTCGTAAGGATATTCGTGGAGGATCTAGAAAGATTGACGCCGCTGTTGCGGCAGTCTTAGCCTATGAAGCTCGTGGAGAAGCTATTGAGGATGGATTCCTTCAGCAAGACGCGAGTAGTTATGTTTACTCATTCTAGAAGGATGGAATCTTAAATGACTCAGCCTATGATGACCACTGAAGAGCAGGATGCTCGTATGTGGCTTGCAAGACTCTCTCAGAGTCTAATCGATAGACAGCCAAGATATGACATGCTGGAAAACTATGTAGCGGGAAACTTCTCTCTACCTTCAGGTGATCCTAGATATGTCAAGGCTCTTAAGGAGCTTCAGCAGAAGGCTAAGACCAACTATATTGCTCTTGTTACTGGTTCTCCTGTTGAGCGTATGGAAGTTCAGGGTTTCCGATTTGGAAATAATCCCGATGCTCCATCAGATGATGAGGCTAACCAGATCTGGCAGTACAATAATATGGATCTGAATAGCAACATTGCTCATCTAACCGCAGCAACCTATTCAAGAGCTTACCTGATGGTTTCTCCACCAGGACCAAACGATCCTTTCCCTATCATTACCGTAGAAGATCCTCGCTGTACTCTAGTAGAGCATGATCCTGCAAGACTGAATACTATTCGTGCTGCAATCAAAATGTGGAATGATGATATTCTTGGTTATCTTATTGCAGTAATTTATCTACCGGATCGTATTCATTACTTCCAGGGTAAGGCAAATACTTGGTACCAGAACATTGACTATGATCTTCTGAACAACAGAATCGTAGATGGTGGTAACTGGACTTATATGGGAGCAGAGAATAATCCTCTTGGTGAGGTTCCTGTAGTGCCTCTGAACTGGCGTCCAGGTCTTCACGGTACTTCTATGGCAGAAGCGGAGGAAGGTTTCCCTATTCAGGATCGTATCAACACCACTATTCTTGACCGTATGATTATCTCTCGTGCTCAGGCGTATAAGCAGAGATGGGCAAAGGGTATCAAGATTCCTAAGAACGATTCTGGTGGGCTTAAGCCACCGTTTGATCCAGGTGCTGATATTCTATGGGCTGTTGAATCACCAGATGCTCAGTTCGGTGAGTTCAAAGAAGTAGATATCACGATGATCCTAAAGGCAGTACGTGATGACGTTGGAGACCTTGCGGCAATTACCAAGACTCCACCTCACTACCTTCTAGGGGAGATCGTAAACGCTTCTGGTGATGCCCTCAAGGCTGCTGAAACTGGTCTTGTTTCCAAGACTAAGAGTCGTATGAAGACTGCTGGTTGGGCATGGGAAAAGGTTATCAAGCTAGCCTTTGGCTGGATGGGTGACAAGACTAAGCAGAATGAAGTACTTGCTGAAACTATTTGGGCAGATCCTGAGTCACGTTCTCGTGCAGAACTTGCAGATGCAATCCTAAAGGAAACTCAGGTTGGTGTTGCTCAGGAGATCGCTCTAGAGCGTCTAGGTCTAACTCCTGCACAGATCCAGAGAAACATGCAGCTTCTTCGTCAGCAGGAAATGAGACAGGCTATGATGCAGGCAGCAATGACTTCTATGGCACCAAACAACCCGAATACTCAGGGAAATCAGAGACCACCTACCCAGCAGCAGAGTGGAACTAAGCAAACTCAGCCAACTAGAAGTGGAGCATAATCGTGACCGCTCCTACTTTAACACGTGACGTTAGTACGGGTGTGGCATTTGACTTTACCAGGTTATTTGCCGCACTTCGTGCGTCTATCGTTCAGCAGCTTTATGCTACCTGGTTTGGCATGAATAGCTATAGGGACAGCGACATGAAGGACTTCCTTGATTTAGCTTTACCGCTAGTTCAGGCTGGTCAGGAAACTAGTGCCGTTGCTACTACTACTTACATGCAGCTTCAGATGCAGCTTCTAGGTTTAGATGGTGAATCTATTCAGTTACCAGACTTAACTGATGTTACTGGGGCTGCACTTCGTAATGGTGTAGCTCCTTCTGAGGTTTACTCAAGACCGTTCAAGGAAGTGTGGACTGCCCTATCTAAGGGACAGACTTTTGATGATGCTGTTCAGTTCGGCGCTCAGCGCCTTAGACAATTAGTAGAAACTGATTTACAGTTATCACACACTCACACTTCAAGGACATTATTATCGGGACGAAATGATGTTGTTGGTTTTAGAAGAGTTCCAACCGGAACTTATACTTGTGCCCTGTGCCTTGTAGCTAGTACCCAGCGGTATCACAAGTTCGACTTAATGCCTATTCATCCTGGTTGTGACTGTCGTGTAGCTCCTATTATTGGAGACCAGAACGCACCCCAGGTTGTAGATCCTGGTTTTCTTGAAGAAATCCATAAGGCAGTTGAAAGACAATTCGGTGTTTCAGCACGTGATGCGCGCACTATTGATTACCGAAAAATTATGACTACTTATGAGCATGGGGAATTTGGTCCCACTCTTGCAGTAGTTGGACAGCACCACACCATTTTATAAGATTTATCCCAGGAGGATTAAGAAATGTCACAGCCAAACGGCGAGACTACCGAAACTGTAGTTACTGAACCGAACCAGGGTGAAAATGGTACTGAGAACTCTCAGACCACGATGACTCTAGATCAGGCTCTTGCTGAGCTTAAGAAGGTTCGTTCTGAAGCTGCCTCTAGACGTGTTGCCCTGCGAGAGCAGGAAGAAGCAGCAAAGAAGTGGGCAGAATATGAAGAGTCACAGAAGACTGAACTTCAGAAGCTACAGGATGCTGTAGCCGAACGTGACAGAAAGATCGCGGAAAAGGAACTTGAAGTTACCAGATCCAAGATTGCTAAGCAGTTTAACGTTGCCGATGAAGATCTAGATCTCCTAGTTGGAGACGAAGAGAACATGAAGCGACTTGCAGAACGACTAGGAACTAAGCAGGATGCGGGAACCTCTCAGAGACCTGTAGACCTCCTAGCCGGTAATCGTGGAACTGCACCCGGAAAGGGTGGACAGCCTACAACCGTATCATTCATGGATTCACTTATCCGTGGTAAATAAATTAATCTAATTGGGAGACACACAAATGGCTTATAATAACGTCATTGACCGTGCCACCAACCCAGCGATTGAACTTCCTCAGGAAGTTTCGCAGGAAGTTATCCAGGCAGCAACTGCTTCGTCAGTTGTTATGAACCTAGCTAGAACTGTTCGTATGAGCAGCAAGAGCTACCGTCAGCCTGTTCTCGACGTTCTGCCTAACGCATACTGGGTTAACGGTGACACTGGTCTAAAGCAGACTTCTTCAGTTGAGTGGGAGCAGATCACTCTTACCGCAGAGCCTCTAGCGGTTCTTGTGGTTGTTCCTGACGAGTTCATTGATGACTCTTTCGTTCCGATCTGGTCAGAGGTTCGTCCTCTTATCGCACAGGCATTCGGTAAGGTTATCGACAACGCAGCGCTTTGGGGAGTTAACAAGCCTGCATCTTGGAGCACTTCAGTTTACGCTCAGGCAGCAGCAGCGGGTAACTACGTTGAGGTTGGCCAGAACCCTGGTATGGTTGCTTCTGGTACTACTGTTACCGGAACTTCTCAGTCAGACCTAGCAGTTGACGTAGCAATGATGGGTCTTCAGCTAGCAAACGACGGATTCAGCCTAGACGGATTCGCCGCTCAGCCTGGTT